AGTCGAAGCTTATGGATTTTTAAAAGGTCCTATGGATATGTTGACATTATACGAAAATAAATATAAACAAGAAGTACAAAAGTTTGCAGGAGTGCAAATTGGAAGACGAAGACGAGATGATTATACTGACGGCACCGTTAGAATACCAGTCAACTCTCCGTCACCCTAATTAGGAGATAAAAATTATGGCGATATCATCAGTATTACAAAACACCTTTAAAGAAGAATTATTAGGGGGCTATCATAGCTTCAATGCATCAGGCGATACACCAGCAGGAAGTGCTTTTAAAATAGCATTATATTCTAGTGGCTCAGCTAATTTAACAACAACAACAACTCAATGGGTTGTTGCATCTACTCCGACTGCGGATCCTACAAATACTTATGAAGTCACAACAACAGGTTCAGGATACACGTCAGGTGGAAAAGCTTTAACAAACACTGGAGTAGCTAAAAGTACTGTTACTTCTTATACAGATTTTTCAGACGTTTCTTGGACATCTGCTTCTTTCACAGCTCGTGGATGTTTAATTTATAATTCATCTACGATTTCTGGACTTACAACAGACGCGGCTGTTTGTTCGATTGATTTTGGTGGAGACAAAACTGTTTCTTCTGGAACTTTCACAATTCAATTTCCAACTAACGACTCTAGCTCAGCGATAATAAGAATCACGTCGTAAGGGGTAAATCCTTATGGCTAACACTTGGAATAAAGCCGGAACAACCTGGGGATATAATTCCTGGGAATCTGATACCGTTACAGTTTCAATTACGGGTTTTTCAATCACAGCAACATTAGACCCTGTTTTATCTTTTAATGAAGAAGGATGGGGTAGAGATACATGGGGAGCAGAAAACTGGGGTGAATCAGCTATAACAGTTCCTCTTACTACAAGTTTTGGAATCACGGCTTCTTTAGGAACTTTAGATTATGCTGCTTCTTTAACTGGTTGGGGTAGAGATACCTGGGGCCAGTTTGACTGGGGCGATGCTAGTTTAACTGCTTTCCCTACCGGTCTATCCATGACTGGAAGTGTTGGTACTTTGTCCGCCGCATCTGAACAAGGATGGGGTAGAGCTGCATGGGGCGATGAACCTTGGGGCGATAGCAATAGCCCAGTAGTAACAATTACTACAAGTTTTGGAATTACGGCTTCTCTAGGAACCCTACCATATGCTCAATCAGAAGAAGGTTGGGGTAGAGATGAATGGGGTATTGGTAACTGGGGAGAAAATACTACCACAGTAGCTGATATTACCGGACTAGAAATGACCGGTCATCAAGGACCAGATGGATGGGGCGCGGCTCCTTGGGATGAAATGGTTTCGTGGGGCGGCGGTTTAACATGTGAAACAACTCAGTTATCTGTTGAAGCTCTTACAGGTATAGAAGGAACATTAAGTCTAGGTACTCCTACCATTAGTAGATTAGATATGATCTTTGATCTTACTACATCTCTAGAGATGTCAGTAGGAATAGGAACTCTAAATATTAATAATGGGGCAGATCATTCTCAAGGATTAGCAAGTTTATTAATAACAGGAAGCGTAGGTTCGCTTGGTCATGAGATGGCATACGACCTGACTGGCATAGAAGCTACAATGAGTCTGGGTACAGTCGCAGTTACTAATGAAGAAATAGTTTATGTTACCGGCATCTCAATGACGGCTGCTCTTGGTTCACTAGCTACTATTGATGACATGGCAGTAGGACTATCTGGCCTATCTATAACTGGTTCAATAGGAACATTTACAATAACAGATATGCAAGTCGGACTTTCAGGGCTTGAAATAAGCGGGTCTTTAGGTTCAGGGGGAGTCTCTCCACTGCATTATAAAGATGTTGACATAACCGGTAATACTTCTTATACATATGTTGAACATTCTGCATAGGAGAAAATTATGGCATCAAATTATACGAATTTAGGCGTTCAACTTATGACCACTGGCGAAAAAGCCGGTCAATGGGGAACATTAACAAATACAAACTGGAATATCATGGAGCAGATAGCCGGTGGATACACTACTCAGGTCCTTCCTGATAATGGTACAACAGCTTTAGTCAAAAACGATGGAACAGCAGGAGCTACTCTTGCAACAAGAATATGGAAACTAACTGGAACTTTATCAGCAGGAAACTCAGTTTTAACCGTACCGGACAGTATTGAAAACTGGTGGTTAATTAATAATGCTGAAGGCGGTAGTACTTATACTGTTACCGTTAAAACTGTTTCAGGCACAGGAGTCGAATGGGCTGCTGGAGAAACAGGATATAAATTATTATTCACAGATGGAACCAATGTTGTTGATTCTGGTTTTTCTGATACTCATGGAGATGTAACTCTTACTGGAACACAAACTTTAACAAACAAAACTTTAACTTCACCAGCTATTGGTACATCTATTTTAGATACCAATGGACTTGAATTAATGAAAGTAACTGCTACTGGATCAGCAACCAATGAATTCACATTAGCAAATGCAGCCACAGGAAGTGGTCCAACTCTTTCATCTACAGGAAGTAGTGATTCTAATATTGATATTAATATTACACCTGCAGGAACTGGAGATGTTGTTTTAGCAGCAGACACTACAAAAGTTGGTGACGCTGGTGCTGCGGCAACTTTAACTTCGAACGGAGCTGGAGTATTAACGATTACAACTGGTGGTACTGAAAACTTAATTTTAAGTACAAACTCAGGAACAAACTCAGGAACAATAGAAATAACTGATGCGGCGAACGAAGACATCACTTTTACTCCTAACGGTTATGGTAGAACAACTTTAGCTGGTCAAGGGAAAATAGGTGGCGTTGCAGAAAAAGTTACAACTGAAGCAACAGCTGCTACTGGTACTGTTAACTATGATTGTTTAACACAAGCAGTCTGGAACTTTACTACAGCTGCAGCAGCTAACTGGACATTAAATATTAGAGGAGACGGAAGTACTACCTTAAATGACATTATGGATACAGGTGAGTCTCTTACGATAGCTCACATAGTAACCCAAACAGGAACAGCTTATTATAACAACGTAGTTACAGTTGATAGTGGTGCCAATACCCCAGAATGGCAAGGCGGATCAGCACCAACAGGTGGCAATATCAACTCACTTGATGTGTATACGTATACAATAATTAAAACGGGGGGCGCTGCATTTACAGTGCTGGCTTCCCAAACACAGTTCGCGTAATAGGAGAAATAGAATGCCTTTAGTAGGAACATTTGGTTCAGGAGCTTCGAAAGGCTTCGGACAAACAAGAGGAGGAAGTCCTTACATCTGTGCATCAGGTGGATGTGTCTCATTTTGTGGTGTCTATAAAATGCATAGTTTTAATTCTCCAAGTTCATTTGTAGTAAATAAAGTGCCCGATGCGGCGCTCGCTGAAGTTGAATATTTAGTTGTAGGTGCCGGTGGCGGAGCTACTCCTTCAAGATCTGGAGGCGGAGGCGCTGGTGGTTTTAGAGAATCTTGCGGATCTGAAGCTGGATGTTATCCGGTTTCTCCAAGAGCAGCATCTTGCGCATCAATACAAGTTTCAGTACAATCTTATCCAATTGCTAGAGGTGCCGGAGGCGCTACTGGACCAGCTCCAGGAGTTGGCGGCAGCGGAGGCACATCTACTTTCTCATCTATTACTTCAGGAGGTGGCGGCGGAGGAGCTAGTCATGGTCCCGGAGTAGGAGTACCAGGCGCTTCAGGTGGAGGCGGAGGAGGTCAATCTCCTTTCGGAGGTGGAGGCGGTAATAGTCCATCTACATCACCACCACAAGGAACAGGCGGCGGTAACGGAACATGGAGTGGAGGTCCTAACAATGAAGCTGGAGGCGGCGGAGGCGGCGCTGTACAGTCAGGAGGCAGTGGATCTGGTAATCAAGCCGGAACCGGCGGAAATGGAACAGCAACAGAAATTATAGGAAGTTCTACAGCTTATGCTGGGGGCGGCGGAGGCCAACAGATGGCCAGTGGAGCAGGTAAAGCCGGCGGCACTGGAGGCGGTGGGCCAGGTAACTCACCATCAGGACCAGGAAGCGCAAATGGAACTGCTAATACTGGCGGAGGCGGCGGTGGCGGAGGAAGAACCGGAGGTTCTGGAGTAGTAATTTTAAGGTATAGATATAAATAATTATGGCACATTTTGCAAAAATAAGTGAACAGAATGAAGTGCTAGATGTATTATCTTTCGGAGACGACAGTTTAATTCATGATGAAAACGGAGTTGAAAGCGAAGCCGTTGGTCAACAACATTTAGAAACTCATAATAATTGGCCTGCTCATTTATGGGTTAAAACATCTTACAACACTCTTCACAATCAACACGTAGACAGCGGAACTCCTTTCAGAGGAAATTATGCGATTATCGGAGGAACTTGGGATTCAGCCAACAACATATTTTGGCCTATAAAACCTTTTCCATCTTGGGTAAAAGATACGGCCGATGCTGAATGGCACTCACCAATTGGTGATGCTCCCGATGATTTAACTGCTGAAGAAATAGAAGCAGGTAACATCTATGTGTGGAATGAAATTGGTCAATCTTGGGATAACGAAAGTCCCGAAGCATAATTGATCTAGATCATATTGACATTTTAATACCTTCCTTTATAAAAGGGTTTGGTATGGAAAGAAAGATTTTAGAGAATTCAGATATAATTTACGGTCTAGTTGAAATGCCGAAAGGTTTTGAAATTGACGAACAAGTGATGGTGGCAGATATATTCATGTCTGAAACATACGAAAGACCTTATCCGCTATCTTTCCCCTCTGATATGTTAGACACCTATATTAGAGATTTTACTAGAGTTAGACACGGTAGAAACTTAACTTCTAAAAAAATATATGGAAACATGTATCGACCAAACGAAATGTCAGAAACCAAATTAGAAATAGACCCCTTTCATATTCATGATTCACCTGCATATGTTTTACTGTATGGAGCAAAGATAGCTAAAAACTCTTGTTTTATAAAACTTTTTTATATCAATAATGAAAAAAAATTTAGTGAATATACAATACCCATGGAAACAAATAAGTTTGTAATGTTTCCAGCGAAACATAGGTATTGTGTATCTAAAAACCTAAGTCAAAAAGACAATTTTATGTTAACAATAACTTATGAATCTCAGTAATTATTATTATGCATTTGACTCTGCTTTACCTTTAAGGTTCTGTGATGATGTTATTAAATATAGTTTAGCACAAAAGATGGCAAAGGGTATGGTACCTATAAAAGGGACCCCTACTACTGATCAACATGGTAAAAAAACTTTAGGTAAAGACGAAAAGTTTAGATTAAAACAAATTAGAAATTCTGATATTGTATGGCTTAAAGAGAATTGGGTTTATAGGCACGTTCATCCCTTTATAAAAGAAGCAAATGAAAAGGCAGGTTGGAATTTTAATTTAAAACGTTCCGAGCCTGTTCAATTTACACAATATAAACCAGGACAGTATTATGATTGGCACTGTGATGCGCATACTACTGTATATGACGACGGACACTATAAAGGAATGGGTAGAAAACTTAGTGTCACTTGCCAGCTTACAGATAGTTCAGAATACGAAGGTGGAGAACTGGAGTTTGATTACAGGAACTATTCTCCGAACAAAAGAGATGAACTGACACATGTAATAAAAGCAAAACAAATATTAAAAAAGGGATCTATTGTTGTATTTCCATCATTTGTATGGCATAGAGTTAGACCAGTAACGAAAGGAACAAGATATTCTTTGGTGGTTTGGAATCTAGGATATCCTTTTACATGATCGAAAAGAAACATTTTTTTTGTACCCCTCTTTGGACGGAGCATAAGGAGGAATATTTAAAATCTTTAATAAAATATTCTGAGCCTCATATTAAAAAAGCTAGAAAAAGAAATTCGAAATCTATTAAAAATTTAAAAGACTTTGGTTTAGTACATCATTCTGAAAGTTTATTGGGTGATAATAACTTTTTAGATTTTAAAAATTACATTGGTCAAAAATGTTATGATTTTTTAGTCGACCAAGAATACGACATGAATTTGTACAGACTAATGTTTTCTGAAATGTGGGTACAAGAATTTTCAAAAAACGGTGGTGGCCATAATGCTACACACATTCATTCTAATCAACATGTTTGTGGTCTGTATTTTTTAAAATGTTCTAAAAAAACATCTTACCCTGTTTTTTACGATCCAAGATCAGGAGCGCGAGCTATGAAACTAAAAAATAAAAAACAATCTTTTATGTCGGGAGAGGCTATTCATTTTGATCCCGTGCCCGGTTCACTAGTTATATTTCCTGGATATTTAGAGCATGAATTTGTTATTGATTTTGGAAAAGAACCTTTTCGTTTTATACATTTTAACTTACAAGCAATTCCAAAAGAAATGTCGGTGGAATAATGAGTATTAAAACAAATATTTTTAGTTCTTTTATATATGAAGAACTTTTTAATCTAGACTTAAAATCTATGAAAGATAAAATATTAAAAATTAAATCTAATGGTCTCGGAAGAGACATATGTAATTATGGGGGCTGGCAAAGTCACAATTTTAAAAAAATAGATAAATCTTTTAAAAATTTATTTGATAAAATAAATAGTATTATCCCTGAAGCTACTGAACAATTAGAACTTACAAATCCAATTAAACTTCAAAGTTATTGGATACTTATAAATAAACACGGTTCTTTTTACGGACCCCACAATCATGCGGAATCTATTATCTCAGGAGTTTATTATATAGATGCCCCTGAACATTGTGGTCGCTTAGTTTTTGATAACTGGATTGATGCAGGTGGGATTTATAAAAAAACTAATAAATTTAATGAGTATAATTCTTCTAATTGGCGGCACAGTCCACAAAACAATTTATGTCTTTTATTTCCATCTTATTTAAAGCATTATGTTGAGCCCAATTTAAATAAAAAAAATAGAATTAGTGTGAGTTTTAATTATGGATTTTAAAAAAGATAGATATCTTGTTATTAAGAATATAATCTCTAAAGATTTATCTCAATTTTTATATAACTATTTAATAATAAAAAGACAGGTTTACCACACTATGACGGAGTTTAGATACTTGTCTCCTTTTGATGAATCATATGGAAACATGAACGACCCTCAATTATCTAACACTTGGTCTTGTTATGGTGACATAGCGATGGACACAGTTTTACTAAGATGCCAGGAAAAAATTGAAAAAGAAACAAAGTTAAAACTTATACCAACTTATTCCTATACGCGACTTTATAAAAAAGGAGATGTCTTAGAGAGACACAAAGATAGATTTAGTTGTGAGGTATCAACAACGATGTATTTAGGTGGGGATACATGGCCTATCTATGTTGAAACTAATCCTAAGGCCGGAATTTTTATAGGTAAAAAGGACAAGGACGGTCGGTCTACATATATACCAGGAAAAACAAAAGGTAAAAGAGTTGATTTAAATCAGGGAGACCTATTAGTTTATTATGGTTGTGACTTAGAACATTGGAGAGAGCCCCTTAAAAAAAAAGAGTGTGCTCAAGTGTTTTTTCATTTTAACACAAGTAAATCAAAAAATAAAAATCTTTTTGATGGTAGACCTCATGTAGGGTTACCTGATTGGTTTCGAAATCGTATAAAATAATGTTATTTCCTAGTATTCTTTGTATTGATAATTTTTTTGATGACCCAGACAAGGTTGTACGACTATCAAAAGAATTTAAATATACACACAGTAAACATTATCCTGGAAAAAGAACAGGGCCACTACACTCTTTAAATTATGAGTTTTTCAATCATGTTAATTTAAAAATAAGTTCTGTTTTTTATCCGACTGAAACTACTAAATTACAATATCGTGCATCTACTTATTTCGAAAAAATTAAAAAATTAGAACATGATGGCTGGGTGCATGTAGATAAAGATTTTAAATTTACAGCGATTGTTTATTTAAATAAAGAAAACACAGCGGGTACATCTATTTTTTATCCTAAAGATTTTAAAGGACTAAGTATAAATAAAGCAGATTCATTGAAGTATAGTTATTTTGAAAACAAAGGTAAACTGCCTAAAAATAAACTACAACAAGTTAAAAAAGCAAAAGCTGAATGTAATAATAGTTTTCAAAAGACATTTAGTATGGAGGGTATTTATAACAGGTTAGTTGTTTTCGATGGCAATTCGTATCATGCCTCTAATCCATTGAAGAAAGACCATGAAAGATTAATACTGATTTCTTTTTTTAAAGACATATCGTTGAATGATGGATCAATTAAATTTCCAGTTCCCACGATGAGAACTGTTTAGTCTATCTTAAAAACACTGTATAATACTCCCAGAAACAGATTGAATTACCACTGAATCTGAGATACACCTCACTAAACAGGTTTTTCTATGCTACAAAAAGTAAATTTTAGACCAGGATTCAATAAACAAGTAACTGCTACTGGCGCGGAAGCGCAGTGGACAGGGGGAGACTATGTGCGTTTTAGATATGGAACCCCTGAAAAAATTGGAGGCTGGGATCAA